TTGAATCTTCTAGATTGTATTCTCCAGTAGTCCCATAAGTTTTTATGTACTCGGTCTCCTGGTTTATTTAAATCAAACTTATAGGTTTGACCAGGAGCTACTTTCCAAGTGTTTTGATAAGGACAATCTGTACCTGCCCATATAGGATTAAATACAAAAGAATTTTTATGTTTTTCATCAATTTTCTTATGTACCATGCTTCTTAAACTTGTACTAAACATCCAGTCTGTTGCTGATAACATTTGATAAAATAACGGCTTAGCACCAAAGTGGTCTCTTGTGACAAGTAGTTCGTTCTTTTTTCTATCAAAGTAAGCAACAGAGCCGTGCCAATTATTGTATTCTAGAAAGCGTAATCCATATCTGTCCATGCCTTCTCCTAACCACTCTGTATCGTTTTCTATAGGACAGTTATACATTTCTCCATTAAATACTAGAATGTTTCCTTTCTTTGTAGTATACGGTTGAATTGTATTACTACCATTTATATCTAATAGTACATGCCCCATTTCAATACCGCCACCAGACCACATAGAAACCCCGTCTGGGCCTCTGTGTCGCTGTCGTAATAGTGCTTCTCGAACTATACCTTTCTTATTAGATATTACAAATCCACACATTAATTTTTATCCATGTTCTTGTCTGTCCAAAGCGCAGCTCCGTAGGGGTTATTTGGAATATAATCTACTACTGTCCACTTAATTATAGTTGTAAGGAGTATATCTTCCCATTTCTGAAAATCTATATCAAAACATATCAATCTATCTCCAGACTGTCGTGATATATGGTTAGGTAATGGTAAATAATCTTGAGATAGAGTATACTCTCTACTGTATGTTTTACCGCTTTTTAACGATTCAAATTCTATAAGTACAATACTACGTTCTAATGCTTTTTTTAAATTTTCTATATCTACCATATTATTCTCCTGGAGGCCAATCTGGCCAGCATCGACCCATGGGGTCAGTTATTAATTCTTCTCTTTTAAATGTAAGCCAACGAGGCTCTTCATATCCTAGTGGTTTTTCATACCAAATATCAAATGCCATACTAACTCTAGGAATGTCCCCCTTATTAACAGGAACAGCATGAGGAAACTTACAATCAAAAAAAGTTAGTGTTCCTGGTGTATTTTCTACTGTGCCTATTCCTTCGTACCAAGTGCCTGGTTTTGTATTACCAGTGATAAACAAGTTTGCTCCAAAGAATTTATTATGTCCTTTGATTCCTGCGTGTACATGTTTACTTAATTTTTCCCCTTTTCTTACAATGTTACACCAACACTGAATATATAATTCATCAAAAGGTTGTAATACTTTCATATCAAAAAACCTGTCAGGCAAATTTAAAGAAGCAACTGCAGGATTCTGCAACCAATTATATACATGATATTGACTAGTTAATGCAGGGTAGTGTCTATGAATATTATCATTTGGTATTCCTAACACTTGGTCTTCATCCAAATGAATAACATGCTCTAGTCTTTCTACTTCATAATTATTAATAAAGTTATGTACATTTAGATGTATCATACGTTCTTTTTCCTGTTTTTCTTTTTAGTTTCACTATATTCCCATAATGTCCAGGGCATATTCTTTACGTATAAAACTCCACACCATTTTGCATTTACTGGTGGTGGAGTTCTTGTCTTTAGTGTTATTGCTAAGTCTCGGCATCTAATAGTTTTTATGCCATGTTTTTCTTTTATTGTAGTAATCTTATGGTATTTTATGTTTACCTCTATGTTTATATACATTTCTAGGCTCATCTATTTGTCTATGTAAAGAATACAGACTTTTCATAGGAGTTTGTAATCTTCTCTTACCTAAAGTTTCGCCTAACATATTTCTATCATCTACTACCTCATCATTTATCCATACTAATCCGTCTATTACTTCAGGTTCTTGTGTTAGAACATATAGCGGAAAGTTACATAATGTTAAGGTCGTCTGTACGTACATGAGCTCCAAATATTTCTTTTGTAGTTACTACTTTTCTTCTAGCAGAGTTTTGCCCCCAATATTTATTATAACCTAATGCTAATGCATTATAGTCTAAACTAGTGTATACTGCTAAGTGCGCGCCTTCTATACTTAATGGCTCAGTTACATCACAGATTGCTGCGTGTACTTTGTCTCCATTTATTTTTACATAAAAAGGGTCAAAACCCCAAATATATGCTGACTTCCAATTCTTTCCAACATATTCTTCTTTACTATTTATTCTTTGTAGTACACCTATTTGGTACTTTTTTTCTTTTACAGCAGCGTCAAATACTGTTAACAATGGCTTCACAAACTCACTTATATTTGGGTCTTTTAAAGTAGTTGGTTTACGACCACATTTTTCCCATACATCTAACATATAGTCTGTATCGCAGTACCAATTTATTTCACTAAATGCCATATAACTTTTCAAACTTGCCTAGTGAGTAGTCATCAGCAACATCAAAGTCACATCCGACTGGTGCGCCTGGTATTGATAGTCCTCTATCTTTTTGTATGAACTCTTGTAGTTTTTCTGAGTAGTGTTCTATTTCATCTTCAGGTACTTCTGCTAGTACGGAATCGTGAACAAGTGCAAATATCTTAGACTTCATACCAGTCTTTTCGATATATCTTTGCATATCTATACCGCCCATAAGGTTGATATCAGATGCAACAGATTGTACTAGAAAGTTGATTCCACTACGCACTTCATGTGAGGCGATTCCTTTGTCCTGTGAATGGACATCAGGTAATCTTCTCTTTCTGCCAAACCTACTGTAAACAAATCCATTCGCTTGAATAAATTTCTTTTGGTTGTCTAGCCATTCACGAAGTTTAGGGAACGCCTCGAAATAATCTTTAATAGTATTCGCTGCATCTTGCATACTGAAATACTCTCCACTATCCTTTGTTACTTGTTCACTAATCTTTTTCGGTCCTGCTCCGTACATGATGCCAAAGGTAACAGCTTTTGCTTGTTGTCTTTGCGCACCAAAGTTTGTTGCTATGTCGTCAACATCCCCTGGCAGTCTGAATACTTGTTTCGCAATCGTACTATGAAAATTACCGCCAGACTTGAATACATTCATAAGTCCAACATCATTTGCAAGTACAGCTGCACAGTATACTTCTGCTGTTGTTAAGTCCATTGCAACTATTTTGTTTCCAGCTTTTGCTTTGATACAACCTTTAACTGTTGGATTGTCTCTTGGAAGCTGTTGCATATTCAGTTTACCACTACTACTCAATCTACCACTGGTTGTACCGTGAAGATTGAAACCTGTACGAAGTCTACCATCTCTATCTAAGTTAGGTATAATCTTATCAAGATATGTATTCTTGATTTTAACTTTCTGTCTAACTTCTAGAATATGTTTTGGTACTCCATGTTCTTCTGCAAGATTACCAAGTACTTCAGCATCTGTACTGAGTGCACCCGTTGCGGTTTTCTTATCAGATTTAAGTCCACAATAGTCAAATAATAAAGTTCTAAGTTGTAATGTACTGTTTGGGTTGAATCCTTGATTGTCTGCAATAAATCTTTTTACTTCAGGAAACTCATTCAGAGCTTTTACTGCTGCGTCAATGTCTTCGCCCATACGCTTCTGTCCAAACTCTAGACGAGTCTTATCGAATGGGACACCATTGCCTTCTATTTGTTTTAGAAATCTACAACCCTCTACTAAGATTCTTTTGTAGACTCCATACAGTTTGTCATTTGTTTTCAATGCTTTCTCAAACTTTTCAAATAATAGATATGTTACTATCGCATCCATACCAGCATAGTTCTGCATAACATCAAAAGGAACCATACTATAATCAAATGAATCTTTGAGTATACCTGTTCTTTTCTTGAAGTCTGCAATCCAGTTTGAGAGTTCTGCTTCATAATCTCCGTATGGAGTATGTTTGATTGCTAGTGTCTTCAAGCCATGTGTACCTGGTCTTTCATCAAACATATAGTGCATAAGCATAGTGTCTTCAAAATGTGGAAACTCGAAGTTGAAATGATACTCAAACCATTGTAAATCAAACTTTGCATTATGAAAGACTACTCTTTTCTTGTTGAATATTTCTTGCATGAGTCTTTCTGATTCTTCATCCATGCAATCACAGTCTCCATAGATACCATGCTCAGGTTCATATGACATAGAGAATCCTAGCATATAGCCATCACGACAATATAGTGCTGAAGTCTCTGAGTCAAGTGCAATAAAATCGCCTGGTGCATCTAGTGCTTTCTTTAACCAAGCGTTTAATTCTTCTGTGTCTTGTATGCCATAACATCTGTCTTTTGGTATGGTCATTTGTTGTAGTTCTCCGCTTACATAACCCGTAATACTCTCGACAGCTTCCTCGAACGACTTCTTTGCTTCTGGTCGGAACTTTATCATTGCAGGATTGATTATTGCTAAAAACTTAGAATCAACAACTTTTCCATTGTACTCAGTTATTGATGTCTTTTTTGTAAACATTTTGAAAGGCTCTGAACCTACAACAATAAGCCATTCGTACGCATCGATATCGATTTCGATATCAACATCTCTTTTCAAAATTTTCTTCTTTGAACTATCTGAACACAGGGCAAACCTATCATATTCAAACTCAAAGTACTTATCCCAGTTCGTGCTGGACATTGTTGTTTCTATTAGTGCTACTTTAGCCATATAATTTTTCCTTTAATCTTTCTATCTCTGGTCTTGTTAAGTTGCCAGGGTCTATGTTATCTCTTAGTTTTACTACTCTTGCAGACATCTCTAGTTTTTCTGCAAGGTCTTTGGCTTTCTCACCAGCTTGCCTTCCTGCTTCATCTCCATCAAACATGATATCTATACCAGTTATCCCTTGGAGTTTTAATAAACTAAGCTTAACCCAGTTTACTTGCTGTGTACCAAAACAACATACAGTATTCTTGAGCCCTTTATCCCATAGGTTAAGTGCATCAAAGATTCCTTCTACAAGGATAACTCTGTTTTGCATTGGTTTTACCTTAGCTGGGCAGAAAGGCATTTCTACTCCATTAGGGTAAATGTAATATTTGTTAGGACTGAAGTCATCTAAGCTCCTTCCTATTAAAGCCACCGTCTTGCCTGTGATATCTCGTATCGGAAAGATGATTCGATTCTCAAACTTAGGAACGTTCCATGTGAACGCATCCCATTTAGCTAGAGTCTCCTCAGATATATTTCTGATTCCACCACCTTTCCACGATAGTCTATCCTTTGGGAGTTGGATACCGACAGTTGCTGACCTGACTTTGTTGATTGATTCTTTAATACGGTGCATACGAACTTCTAGTGGAGAAGCAGGTGCACCAAAGTATGTAAACAGATTACCTTTGTAACCGCATGAGAAACAATTGAACACGCCAGTTACCCTATCTATACGCATAGACGGATTACTGTCATCATGCTCTGGGTTAAGGCAGGACACTACGGCATCCTGTCCGCTTATGCGATAATCAATTTTCTTCTCTCTTAATAAGTCTTCTGCTATCATAATTAAATATATTATATCAAAATTTTAAGGATTTGTCAAGAACTATTTTTGGCATAACCAACTTGTGTCTGCAAATGTATCAACGACTGGAAACACCTTGTTTACTGCGTCTACAACATCTGGCCAGTGATTCTTTGAATAATCGTGTCCACCTATATAGCCACCTTTTTTGACTTTCGGAAAGTATTGTGCTATGTCTCTAGCTACATTCTCACCGCTGTGGTCTCCATCAATGTATACAAAATCATACTTATCATTATTAAATTTGCCATGTATGTCTTGACTGTAATATTTGTGTTGTTTTATATAATCCCAGTGTCTAGTATTAACTTTATATTCCATCTCTACTTCATGACTACCAGACCAATAATAAGGGTCTATCGTATCTATACTTATAAATTTACCACTAGAAGCAAACATCGCTGTGCTT